CTCTGAAGAAGCGTCTTGATTATGTCCTGGGTGTCCGTGGCGTCCCCAAGATGCAAGATCAGGAGACCGTTGAAGAAGAACAGGCCTTTGAACGCGAACGTCGTGGTGAAGGTCTTGACAGTCTGAGTGAAGGTCGTGGTAATTTCAATTCCCCCGACATTACTCCTACGGTATCCCGTGATGAGGATGAGGACGATGCACTGTCCTACTTCCAGAAACTTGCTGAGGAGTGATCATGAAAACTCTTTCTCTTGAAGACTATGAAAAGGCTGGTGAAACATTCTGGCCTAAGTATTGGTACGTTGCCAAAGAACTTGGGGAAGATGCCAAACCTGAGCAAATCCTCAAGGTCATGGAAGCAGTTGGTGGTGTTGCACTACGACTTGCATTAGAAGAAAAAGAGGGACCTTTTGGTTTCAACAAAAAAACGGAGGATGATTGATGGACTCAGCAGTTGAAGCATGGAACACTATGGGCTGGTTTGAGGGTTTCCTCTTTACCGCTTGGATCGCGGGTCTCTATGTTGGCAAACTTAAAATTGATCAACGGTTCGCTCGTCGTACTGTTTATCGTGTCCGACTAGAAGACAACGATTGAGGGGCCACCAAAAACGCTAAAGGCTTCCAAAAATAGCGGAAAAAAAATCCCTGGCCATTTTGGTGGCCAGGGATTTTTCTTTATCCAGTGATTCTGACTGGTTCTGTGCCCTTAAGATTCTTGGAGATATAATTTGAGTTTGGTGAATATCTCATAATCGTCTTCATGTCCTTGATTACCGTTGGTAACAAGTCTCGTCTAATAAGTTGAATATCCCTCTTTCTCTCATTGATTCTCATTTCCTCTTCAAATAGAGTTACTGAGACGATTGGTGCAACAGTTCTTACATTTCCTGCTTTTACATATTTGACTGTAAAGTCTTCATCTACAACTTTTCCCGCAGGAACGATAAGTTGGTTATTAAAGTCTCTGAACTCAGTTGTCTCAAAATGGTGAATTTGAGCAAGTTCCTTTTCTGTGTATTTTGAGTATAAAACCTGATTCAGGTCATATTGACTCAATGGCCACTCAGAACGAATATCGATGATATTGTTAGATGTGAGAACTACCCAATCATATGCAGAATCTCCGTAAAACTTCTCTGCAACTTGATCTGGACGATCGTTACCTTCGATTTTGTATTTTGTAAAGAGAGTTGCTACTGAAGCATAGTCTTCTCTTAGTTTTGCACGACGGAATAGATTCTTTACTTCAACAGTAACTCTATTTCCCCCTCTATCATTAAGAAGGGATGCATACTTAAGATTTGGTAAGTAGGAAAAATAGTTAGCCATCAGAATGCTACGTCGTCGGACTCAAAGTTGTTATTTTCATAATCATCAGCGTAAATAGGTGCAATTTCTGCAAAATTCATAGTAACGATTACACGCACTGGTTGTGAATCTGCCGCATATGCTGCCCATCGACCTTGAGTGTAGTTAACACCAAAATCTGTTAACGCACAGGTCTTAAACTTATTTAATCCCTTAATCTCTTCATTGGTGGTTGATCCGCGACGATATTGAAGTCTATACACATTTGGAACACCCAGGAGAAGGTTACTTCCTTCATTTGTAGTTGCTCCTCCTAAAACAGCACCTCTCTTCACTGCCATTGTCTGTTTAAATTCTCGTATGATCGATCTTACGATTATACTTTCTTGTTTGTTCCTAGGTGCAAACGCAAATTGGAATCCAAACGTTCTCAAATCTGGTGCATTGAACAGAAGTTCAAGATTGGGATTTTCTACAATACCTCTACGTTGAAGGATTTGGCCAACATCTACGTTTACTTGAAGAAGAGATGCTGCTGATGCTGCAGCGTCTAATAAGAACTTTCTTCTAACAAATGGTTGACTTGCAACTTGTCCTGCCGCCTCACCAATATCTGTAAAAAATTGGCCAGTTGACGAAGACAACTCTCCAAGTTTCTCCATTATATTTTTTTGTTCAACTCCTTCAAGCGGATTATCTGCATCACTTATCAACCTGTTGGATATTTGTCCAAAAAGTGAACCAGTAACACTACCAATTTCACCTTTTCCCCAACTGACAGAATTTCTGTCTACGATCTCGTTAGGCATTGGTAAAAGAATAGTTTTACCAAGTGCAGTATTTTTGGTTCTCAGAAACTGAACACTTTGATTACCTTCTGCAACTGTTGGAAGGTTTGCTGGTTGGTATGTTGCTGCAGTAATTGCAAAATGATCCTGGATCGCAAGATCCATGTCGATGGGATACTTTAATACAGCACCCTTTGTTGTACCTCCTACAGCTCTTGCATATTCTGAAGAAGTATATCCAGATGATGCATTGGGTAATGAAAAGGACGATGATGGTTGTTCAACACTGAAGTTACTATCTTGTTCAAGATTTTCACTAGTGTTTGAACTGAGAAGTGCTGATAATGCTGTACCTGGTTGGTTTATGATTTGATTTTCTCTTTCTGCGCCAGTTAAAGAATTTCCATAAAGTGCAAGTGCTTCATTTCTTTGGTTTTTAATACCTTCTAATGGATTTGGTCCAAATAGATCCTGATTTTTGGCATCAGAAAAATTTGCCAGTCCAGTGATGTTACTAAAACCTGCATTAATTTTTAATGTCTCAATTCCCTGTTCTGTGAATTGAAGGTTTCCAGATGTTGATTGATATTGTTCAGGAGTAGCCTTTAATAAAGACCACTGTTTTGCATCATCATCTACTTGGATATATGTATTATTAGAACTATTGTAGTTTCCCTTAAGAATAGCCATTACTTCTCACCCCTCCATACGCGATACGAGGGGAAACGTCTTCCCGTGTCTACGTTGATAAACTCTTCAGTTGGTAACATGGATACGTCTGCCATTTCAGATTCTGGAATTCTCATCATGTTACCCTGTAGCCCCTCAAATCGATATCTACGAATAGATCTCTTGGGTACAGTTATACCATCTCCACTATTTAGTAAGCTGTTTGCAGTAGCTTCTCTTAATTTAGGTGCCAAATAGTGCATGTTTGCTGCAATGAAACCAGTACTGTCAATAAACATAACGTAACTGACTGGATACTGATCATAATATTCAAGTCTCTCTGGTTTTGTTGCGATGTAGTTGAAGAAATACATCTCTCCAACTTGTACTGGTCCACTTTGTTCACCAAAAGAACCAGGATCATCGTATTGATCACCCTGATAGTTTGCAAGAGTTTCCACAAGAGCGTCACGATACTGACGACGCGAACCTTTTGGTCCTACCTTTGCAGTGACAATAGAGGCGATACTCATTTAATACCTAACTCTTTTTCGGTAAAGATCTTGAATTCCCAGAGTCTATCCTTACAGTATTCTTTTGCAGCTTCCCACTTGGCCTGATTTGTTCCCCATGTATAAACCTCATTCAACCAAGTTTTTGTTTTCTTGGGTGGATTGATTTCTGGTTGTTTACACTGTTTAGCTGGCTTGACTTCAACCATCACCTTGCGAATCTTTCCAGTCGCATCTTTATATTTGATCATGAAGTCTGGATAATATCTATGCCACTTCCCATCAACAGGTGATTTATATGGGATTGCAATCTCTTCACTTTGCCATTGGATTACTGCATCATTTTTATCACAGTAAACCATGAACTTGCGTTCCCACAGAGAACGGTATATAATCTGTGTAGGATCACCTTTGTACTTTCGTGGATTTGATGGTTTGAATCTTCCACTATAAGCCATCTAAATAACCATAACAAGCCTCCTAATATTTAGAGCCGTTATGGCAATCAATCAATTCCGTGGTGGACGTTACAAGATTGAGGATATTCGACCTCGTTTTCAGACGGTTGCGACTGATAACGAATATCAAGTATTTTTCTCCATCAATGGTTCGGTGGGTGATGAAGCAAGAAAAGTTGGACTTGATAGAAGATTCTTGACAGAGGATCTTGGTTTATTTTGTACTGATGCTGTTCTTCCTGGATCTTCCTTCGCGGATTATGAAACTGTTGGTGACAGACAGGGTATCACCGAAAGAAATCCTTATAGTAGAATCTATGATGATTTGAATTTAGTCTTCTACATCGATAAAGATTATAATGTTTTAAAGTTTTTTGAGTCCTGGATCCAGTTTATTAATCCTCTTTATGGTAGTGCCGGCTTGACTAACAATCAGGTCATGAAAATGAACTATCCTGATGACTATAAGTGTGAGATTGTAATTTCAAAGTTCAATAAAAATCTTAGATCTGGAAGTATTGAACTTGGTGGATTTAACAATGGTTTTGTTGATACTGTTACTGAACAAGTAAGTTATAGATGTTTTAGAGCATGGCCACTTTCTGTAGGTGCAGTACCAGTTTCTTATCAAGGAATCAACCTATTAAGATGTAGTGTTGTTTTTAGATATGACAGATATATCATGAGTAATGTTACTGCTAACAATAAACCCATCATTGGTGCAAATCCAAGAGAAGTTACTTCTGATTCGACTGTCATTGCGAACACTCCTGCATCCGATGCACCACGCACTGGCAACGAGGACGATGGTGTTATTAAAACACCACCTATTGATGGTCCAGCAGCACCTGTATCAACTAAACAATATGATGATGATCTATTACTTTGGGCCTTAGCTAACAAACAGATGATTACTGATCAGGGTAAACCAAAGTCTAGATACCTTCAAAATCAAAATAATATTCTTAGTGCCGCTGAAGCAAAGTATGATACACCTCAGAAGAGACAAGAATTTCTTAATAGAATGA